GAGAAACGTTTACGTAATCTTGCAACAAACTTCTGGAACTTAACTTCATCCCTTGTGATTTCAGCAGCACGACCAATATTAAATGTAGTCTCTGTCTCTAATCTTGAGGATGGAACGTTGAGTGCCTTATAAAGTTTCTTTTGGAAATACTTAACGTCTTCTAATTCACCAAGGTTTTGTCCACCAGGTAAAGTAGTGATCTCTGTTCCTCTACCACCTTCACGTCTTGGAAGCCAGAAATCTTCTAGCATAGACATGAACTTCTTGTCATCCTTTATCTCACCAGTGTTTGCATCGTATACAAGTTTGTTTCTGTAACGACCCATTACCTCACGGAGGTATTGCTCTGCTTTATTCTTAGGAAGGTTACCTACATCAATATAGAAAATTCTTCTTTCTGGTGCTCTTGATAAACGGTAGATGACAAGAGAGTCTTCAATCATTCTTAACTGATTGACTGCCTTAATTGCTTTATGTAAGTGTGATAAAACTAAATTCTTATTTAAATCCTGAACACCTGAGTGACAATAGCAAATAGAATCAGGTGCAATTTTCATTCCCTGATTAGTAGCATTCCTCAAACCTTTAGGGTTGTAAAGGAAATAGTCTGCACTCTTCTGTGTCAGTTGAGTGTTTATATCTTGTGTCCTCATTTGTTGAGGATTCTTATGTTCGTACTCAGTTACCTTACGAATCTTACGTGGGTCAACATACCGTAGTTCTGCTAATCCTTTTCTTGGTTGCTTGGGATCAATTACTTTATGAAAAAATAATCTACCATCAACATACCAGCGACGAAATATTTCATATGATCTGTTATCAAAATCAAGTAGTCGGAGAATTTCGTCGAACTCCTCACGTATTAACTTCTTGATCTTTTCAGATGTTTTTAAATTTGATAATTCTACAGAGACGGGAACGTCATCAAAGTTACCACAAATGGTTTCATTAACAACATCATCAACAGCACTATCACATTCTGGGTTAAGTACCATCTCTCTATAGCGAGAGATTAGTTCATACTCATTACGTAACTGACCATCAAAATCAACCGAATAACCATAGTATCCGCCACCTACAACAGGTTGCGAACCATCTAAGCTATCCTTTTGAACAAAAGAAGGTCCCTTAGGAACCTTCTTTGCCCTCTCTAAACTAAATCCAAAGAGCTGCGACATTCTAATTAAAAAATTGGTCCTGACTTATTTAGGCACTTTCCTATTGGGCACTTACGTCAAACGGTGTCCAGTATTGTGTCTGTAGTTCAACAGTAAACTCTTCAATCGCATCGTTGTTACCGAAATCAAGATCGATAGCAGCAATACTAGATGGGAATACGTTGTAGAACTTATAAGATTTAATCACTTTAGGTGTGTCACCGTCTTTGACATCTCTTGCAAGTTGATGAACTAACATGTCAGCAAAGTAACCTGTTGCATCATCTTTATCACCTAATCCTTTAGCGGAAGTAAAGTTCTCATTGTATGCTTGAATGGATGAAGCCCAAAGTTCAAATGCACTTCTTACCGCAAACCCGCTATCATTCTGTACAGTAATTGTCCAAGGTTCAAAGGTTCTATCTCCAGCGATCTTCAGTACCCTTCCTCGGAATGGAACTTCAATAACACCAACCTGAGATGCAGGTAAGTTTGCTGCACGAACAGTAAACTTTGCCAAGTTTACAAGACTTGCGTTGTTAATTATTCCTGTTGGGAAGTTAAGATCAACTTGGAATAAATTAGGACGTGCAAAATCGCCAGCGACGTTTGCCTTAAAGTCATCAATTGTTCCTCTTTTTGCCATGATTGTTCCCAGAAATTCCGTGTTGTTATTATTTAGAATAATGAGGTTTTTGAGCATAAAAAAGAGACCCCTAAGGGTCTCTAATCCATCTCGAACTCAGAGTTATTTAGCTTGCTACTTCTGTAAACGCAACACCAGTTCTGGTTGCTACGAATGTTAAGGTGATGTAGTTAATAGTGCGAGTTGGCTTCACGAAGATTTCTGCATAGAATTCTCCACGATCAACAGCCTCAGGAGGGTTGTTGTCTGTATCACACTTGACTAAGAAGTCAGTTACACCACGACGACCTTGTACGTCACGGAGATATGGTTCAACAATATTGAGGAACAATGCTCTTTGTGACTCATCGTTTTGCTCGAAGAGTTGTGACTTAGCAGCACCAGATATAACTCTCTCGATTGTTAGGAACAAGCGACGAACGTTAATTCTATCGAATGCAGAAGCATATCCAAGACCAGTCTTGTCTCCGAATAGTACCACACCCTGTCCAGGGAAGGATACGATTGGGTTAACTCTCTTAGAATATAGTTGATCTCTTTGAGTTTTGTTAGGTGAGTATGCAAGTTTAATTGCATTCCTTAAGATTCCTCTTTGGAATCCTGCAGGTGAGAACCAAGGTTCTGCAGTTTCACTGGTTTGTAAACAAAGACCAGCAACATCACCGTTGCAAGGAACGTACCTATAAACGTCATTGTACTTGTCGTAAATATACTTGTATCCAGAATCAAATACACTGTAAGAAGAACTTGGAAGTTGATCAAAGAACTTAGTGATATTATCTGTTATCGTAGTTCCATTTGACAGTCCAACAATGTTTGCTCTACGTGGAGAAACAAATGCGATGCAGTCACGACGCTCTTCAACTATATTTGTAATTGATGTAACCTTAGCAACAGCAGCAGCATCATCAACACCAGTAGGACCAGTAAGGATATAGTCGATTGTTTGTGACTCAGGGTCAGAAACTAAACCATATGCAGTTGCAAGGTCAGCATTAGTGATTGTATAGTTACCACCAGAAGATGCATAGTCAGCACCACCTGAAAGTCTGTAGTAGTATGTTGCGTTGTTGTCAGAACCAACTGTTGTGCGTCCTGCAGGATAATCTGTAGTACCAGCAGCAGAACGTAGTAAGTTAAACTGACGTGCAGCAGTTTGTCCCCAGTTACCATCTGAAGCAGTAGAAGTTGCAGCGAATGTTCCAGTCTCGTGCTCACCCCAATAGATGTACTCAGAACGTTGCTTAAGAACTTCAGGGTAGTAGTTAGTCTCACCAACAGATGTCTTAGCATCAGTTGCTTTAGAGACATTTACAAATCTTTCAAGAACAGCACCAGCAGTACCAGTGATCTTACCATCAATGTCAATTACAACAATATGAATTTCATCGTTTCTACCACCAGCAGCATTAGCATAAAGTGAAGTACCTGGTCTTGGTGCAACGTTGAGCCACTTTACACCAGGAAGATACTCACGCTCGTTATACTCAGTTCTTACAGATGAGATAGCAACAGCAGTAGAGTCAGTATCAGTAACACTATCAGCTGCTTTAAATGCAATCTTATCTTTGTCTCCAGCAATATATAAACGACGTTCTATACCAGCAACTGCGATATCAGCAGTGTTTGTTCCCTGAGTAATTGTCTGACCATCAGCGATGATACCAGTAACACCACCAGAAGGGAATGCAATCTCAAGGTACTTATTACCTGGATCCCATGCTTCAACAACTACAGTTTCATTGGAACCACCAATACTAATTGTAGTAGTAGTGCCAGGAGTGAAATCACCAACAATGTTAGTAAGAGTTAATCTAACAGCATATTTAAATACTTTACCTGCAGCACCTGAAGATGCACTTACCGCAGCATCAGCAACAAACTCATACTCGTTACCCGATCCAGGAGCAGGGATGACAGCAATTTGATCTGCACCAGCATCAGTTACGAATATACCAATTGAATTTCCTTTTGAACCAGCAGTTCTTGATACCCACTTAAAGTTATTATTTGATTCCTCTATATTTGTTTCGTAGTCCTGTAAGTTCTTAACTAAAGGAGCAGTTCCTGAATCAACAGCATTCTTTAGTGCTGTTGAAGAAACACGAATAGTTTTTAATAGTCCACCATAAGCAAGATACTGCGCTGCAGTAAACCAATACTCATAGTTATTGTCGTTTGGTTTGCCGAAACGTTCGACCAAACCTCTTTCGTTTGAGATATCAATGATCTCTTCTACTGGTCCTAATTCAAACGGTGCAGCTATCACTCCCACGTTTGCTGTTGACAGGGTGGTAATAGTGGTCAGGTCTCTCTCCTGTACTACTACACCTGGCGATGATTGATTGGCTGCCATGATTGTAAAACTCCTAGTATGCTGTCAGCTTTTGTCTGTGATTATTTATATTTTTGAATACTCACCTGAAGTCTAGCATGTGCTGAACATCTCCGTATTCCGCGACTTCCCATCGTTCTCCCTGAGCGTCAACAAATGTCTCTTCTTCTTGTCCATCATTAATGAATCCAAATGGTGCCATGTCTTGTTCTATCGAATCTCTTTGATCCGCATATATTCTTGCTCGGACATCATTATCATGCATTTCCTTAAAGTACTCTTGCATGGCCATCCATCCAAACATAACCAAACACATGGCAAGGTCATCATGACATCCATCTTCTGCTTGAAAACTATTACCCTTTTGAATAAAGGTTGTTAACTCTGCAATGGTATCATAATCAGATATATGTAATTTATCTTCTTCTATTAATGCTTTAAGGTTGGAGCATCCCACCTGCTTGACAGCAGTACTCATCTTCACACCAAGTTGTGTTTTCTTACCTGAGAATCCCTGTCCTAATTGTTGACCTGCTCTTCCTCTCATAGCAGCCATCAACAAGTTCTCGTATTCCAAATCAAATTGTATTATATCTGCAACCTGACCTCCTATGTCATTTACTTCACATAAAATATATGCATTATTAAAATTCTTAGCGACATCTACTATGATATTGGGAAATATAATTGGTTTAATTTCATGGTGTTTATATCTTGCTACCAACCTATATGGAATTTCAGTAGTATCCATAACAGTAAAGGCAGATGCATCTCCACCAATACCACGAGATACATCAACTGTCATGATATAATTATGTTCTTCTTTAACGTCTTCATATATCGAAAGACCTCTATTTTCTCTTAATGGATCTTCATATGGCATGATCCTTAATTTGGCTGGAGATATTAAAGTATCAACAGAACCTAAGAACTCACATTCAAACTCAACTTTGAATTGTGCTTCTGATGTATTTCGTATAGTTTGTTCTTTCCATACCTCATCCCTACCAGGTATTTGAGACCAATGTACATCAGTAGTTACATATTCATTCTTCTTTAACTCAGCATCATGCCAGAGTTTATAGAACATGTTCATACCGTGAGGTGTAGATATGATAATAACTTTAGTTTTCTTACCAGAAGATACAGTAGGATAGACAGAACTAAAGAACTGTTCAGCAATATGATTCGGAACGAAAGCGAACTCATCCAGAAATATGATGTTAAACGACATACCCCTAACAGCAGATGCACTAGTAGAAGCAGCCAAGATTTTGCTGCCATTCTCCAGTTCCAGAGATCCTTTGTTCCATCCGACGATTCCTTGCTGGAGCCATTTTGGGAGGTTTTCATATGACAACTGCAATCTTTGTAACATCTCTCTTGCAGTAGCAGCCTTGTTAGCAAGGATTGCTACGTTCACATTAGCATTGAATAAAACATACCATAGCAAATAAGAAGTAACAATAGTAGACTTACCAGACTGTCGTGGTAGTTTTGCTATGTTAAATCTATAGTCATGGAATTTTGAGACCATCTTCTCTTGAAAGTCATACATCTTAAATGGTATGACACCTTCATCAAGAGATACAATCCTTACATACTTCTGTATGAAGTATACAGGATCTTCAGCACACTTTAAAAATTCAGCAACTTGCTTCTTACTAAAATTTTGAGCAACGTTTGCTTTCTTAAGGTTGGGATTACCTAAGTATACCTCCTGTGCTGCACTCATGACTTAGTTTCTTCTATTGCTTCTTTAATAACAGTTTTTAATTGTCTTAATTTCTTTTTACCAAGACCTGCTCTTGTATCTATCTTTACCTTCAACCAATACACAAAGGCAAGTACCAGTATGAACTGAATACCTTCTCCCCATGATAGGTTCCATGCTTCATTAAGATCCAGTGAAGCTGCTGCCAATAAATTCATTTGTTATATTCCTCAGATGATATGTCCCAGTCAGCGTATAAACGTCTGCCTGTTTCGCCACGTAAATTTATATATGTCTGATCAAGACTCGACCAATGTCCCAAACGTTCTCCTAATTTCACGTAGCTCCTCAAAATCTTTCTGTTTAGTCCCGCCATCATAAGCCCAAGCGTACCCCTCTGTAATCATTTGTTCATTTAAGGAAA